TGATGTAATAGATTGGTCTAAGTATGTCTTAGAACCAATGAATAAACATCTTGGTTTTCCAGCATGTCCTTTTGCAGCTAAGTGGAGAAAAGATGGTAAACTTAGAATAGAGGTACGACCTGATAAATCTAAGTACGAAAAGCACCTTACAAACTTGCTAAAAGATTGGAATAAAAAACAACACGATATTTTAATATTTTGCGACCCTTACTTCGATCAATATGATGAGCTACAATTTCAAGAAAAAATAGATTTTTACAATAAAACTTATAATCGCCGTGATGTATATTTTATGGGTTTTCACCCCAACAATCCCGCTACTGTTGAAGAACAAGAATTTTTGGTGAATCCCACCGATGACGATAGTCAGTATGAGTCAGATTTAGGATACTCTATGATGCTAATACAAAAGTTTAAACAGTTATATGATGCAAGTTGCAAACTACATAAGATAGGTTATTATAAAAAATGGCCACCTGAGTATTACGATGAAGTAGTAAAGGTCAGGCAAGAAGCGTACGAAAAACTATTTAAAAAGGAGAAAACATCATGATGAAAAAGAAAAATGTCGTCGGAATGAAAAGAGGCGGCAAAGCTAAAAAGAAGTCTGTTGTTAAAAAACGTGGCGGCGGCATGATTAAAAAAATGCGCGGCGGCGGAGCAGCAAATCCTAGAAAAGCCAGAAGAGGCATGTAAAATGGCTACCTCGAACACTACTACATTTAATCTTAGTTTTGATAGTATTATTGAACGTGCTTATGCTCGTTGCGGTAAGTCTATGAGAACAGGTTATGATCTCAGAGCAGCAAGAGATAATCTAAACTTGTTATTCTCAGAGTGGGGTAATCGGGGTATTCATTTATGGAAAGTAAAAAATCATACACAAAATTTAACAGCAGGCACTACGACTTATACTGCACCTGCAGATGCATCTGATGTTTTAGAATTAGTTTTTAGAAAAATTGATGGTAGTACAACTACAGATACAAGTATGACTAAAATATCAAGATCAGAATACGAAAATGTTCCTAACAAATTTTCACAAGGACAACCAAGTCAATACTTTGTTCAAAGAAATTTATCTAACGTAGCCATAAATTTATATCAAACACCTGATACTACAGACACACAAATAAATTATTTTTATGTGGGAAGAATAGAAGATGTCGGAGCATATACAAATGAACCGGATGCACCTTTTAGATTTTTACCATGCACTGTTGCAGGACTTGCATATTATTTAGGACAAGAAGTTGCACCAGAAAAATCACAAGAATTAGAAAGAAGATATGAGGCTGAGTTACAAAGAGCTTTGACTGAGGACAGTCAATCAACTTCTGTTAATATAGTGCCTAGAAGTTTTTACGTGGGGTAACATATGACTTTTGCAAATGGTAATCGTGCTATAGCTTTATGTGATAGATGTGGCCAACAATACAAATATTTACAACTCAGACAAGAATGGAATGGACTGTTTACATGTCCTAGTTGTTTTGAACCAAAACATCCACAATTAGATCCAGGTTATCATGCAGCAGACGCGATCGCACTGAAAGACCCAAGACCAGCAAGACAAGAACCGGTAACTGTTTTTGTTGGTGCACCAGGTGACTCTGCTTTTACATCAGATGGTATGATACCGGCTCAACAAAGCACGGAGTTGCTTATTGGATCAACTCTTGGTACAGTAACCGTGGTGATATCATGAATTATTCTGAACTTTTAGACAATGTAAGAAACTATACTGAAGTAACTTCCGACGTTTTATCTAACTCTGTGGTAAATGTTTTTATAACTAATATAGAAAATCAGATTGACAGATTAGTAGATACTGATGCACAAAGAAGATATGCAACATCTGCCTTTGAAGCTAACAACTCTTTTTTAGATGTATCTGGTCCAGAAGGAGGATTTAGATTTGCTAGAGGTTTACAATTACATAAATCAGATGGTAACATAGAATGGCTAGAGCAAGTAGATACTACTTTTATTGATGAGTATGCTGTTCAAAGATCTACATCAAATACAAGTTTTACAGGTGAACCTAGATATTGGGCTAACTGGGATTCTACAACATTAATTGTAGCACCTACTCCTAACTTAGCTTACACAGTAGAAATGTGGTATGACGAAACACCTGAAAGAATAGGTAATGGTTCGGGTAGCACCTCTACTACAACTTTTGTTTCTAATAATGCACCAGAGGTTTTATTATATGGTGTCTTGTCAGAGGCGTATTCATACTTGAAAAACTCTCAAGATATGCAATTATACACACAAAAGTTCCAGACTGCCTTACAGGCTTTTGCTAATGAGCAAATGGGACGTAAACGAAGAGACGAGTATGTTGATGGAGTTTTAAGAGTACCCTTACCATCAGCAGACCCAAAAGCCTAAGGAGGGCATAAAATATGACAATAAATCAAGCAGTCTGTGCTTCCTTTAAACAGGAGTTGCTAGCGGGAGATCATGATATTGATAATGATACAATTAATCTCGCTCTTTATACAAGTTCTGTAACTTTAAATGGAAACACAACAGCCTATGCTACAACTAACGAAGTTGGGGCATCAGGAACATATGCAGCAGGTGGAGCAACTCTAACGAGTCCAACCATTGGCTTAACCAAAACAAGTGCAACAGCTTCAACAGCTTTTGTGGATTTTGCAAACGTAAGTTTTACTTCTGCAACTATTTCTGCTCAAGCAGCATTGATCTATAATAGATCCTCAAGTAACACAAATGCAGCTATTGCAGTTTTAGATTTCGGTGCAGTAAAGACATCAACAAACGGTACATTTACAATCGCATTTCCAACCAACGATGCATCAAGTGCTATATTAAGATTATCTTAATATAGGAGGTCATTACCATGGCAGATGCTTGGAATGAGGGCACGTGGGGTCAAGGCTTTTGGGGACAGCAAAGTTCTGTAACTGTAACCCTTACAGGCGTATCTTCTACCACAGCATTAGGAACAGCGTCAGCAATATCTGATGTTTCTGTACCACCCTCACCTGTTACACTTACATCTGCTTTAGGGACACCTACAGCTGAACCTGAACATGTAATATCCCCTACAGGTGTTTCATTTCAAACTCAATTATCTGGTGCATTAGCTATTGAGGAAGGTGCTGGAGTTGTTTTAGGTAGCTTATCAGTATCTTTTGCAGTCGGTGACGAGTCAGGATCTGGTACAGTAGATGCAGGTTGGGGAAGATCTACATGGGGATCTTTTGCTTGGAATGAAAATATAGAATTTATAACTAATGTAAGTGGCGTAACAATGGCCACCTCATTAGGCACTACCACACAAGAAGTAGGAACAGGTGTAATAGTATCTGTGACTGGTCTAAGCATGACAAGTGCCTTAGGCGCAACATCACAAACAGGCACCGCGGTAGAAACACTTGACAGTTTGACAATAGGAGCAGCTTTATCAGGAGCTTCAGGTATTGTTGGTGAAGGTAATGTAGGAGTTATAGCTCCTTCAGATCAATTAGACTTTGCAATCGGTACTCCTGTTATTGAGATCTTTACACAAGTAGATCCTGTTGGTGTTTCTGCAACAGCATCATTAGGAACTGCTGTAGCAGAGGCTGATGCACTAGTCACATTAGGTAGTTTATCTAGCAGTTTCTCACTAGGCACTGAGACAGTAGAGGTTGGAACGGGTGTTATAGTGAGCGTTTCAACAGTAGCTCTAACATTTGCTGAGGGCACAGAAACAGTAACAGGTGGTGCTATAGTAGATATTACTGGATTAAGCATGACTACAGCTTTAGGCGATACATTTAGTACGCCTTGGGCTAACGTGGTTACAGGTGCAACTAATACTTGGACAGAGGTAAACGCAGCATAAAAAGTGTTGCTTGGGTAACAAAAAAAGATATATTTTAGAAAGGTATAAACATGGCAAGTACATTCACATCAAGATTTAAACTCGAAAAAATGGAAACAGGGGCTAACGCCAATACCTGGGGTACAAGAACTAATAACAATTTAGACGTGGTTGACGCTTTTGGTGGCGGGTATATTGCAAAATCTGTTGCAGGTTCAGCTGATGTTACACTCACAACAGGTGATGCAGATTCTACCACAGAATCAGCAAACAAAGTTATTGAGCTTACTGGTGCACTTACTGGTGATATTAAAGTATTGGTTCCTGCCGTTGAAGGTGAATATATTTTCTTCAATAATACATCAGGATCACAAACCCTAACTATTGCTGCTACAGGTCATACAGCAAACGGTATTGCTATAGCACAAGGGGCATACTCACATGTTTATAATGACGGTTCTGCTAATTTTAAAATGTACAATGCAGTTGATAAATTAGGTGCAACAACTTTTAAAGGAGATGCAACAGCTGGTGGTGGTAATATTATTTTACGAACAAATGGTGCTGTTACCGCAACAACTTTTGTTGGTAGTGGTGCAAACTTAACAGGTATTGAAGCTTTTCCTTCAGGAACTAAACAAGTATTTTATCAAGCATCTGCGCCTACAGGTTGGACACAAGATACAACAGCGGCACTTAATGAAGCTGTTATGTCAATTGTAACAGGATCAGGTGGAGGTACTGGTGGTTCTACTGCTTACTTCTCATCTTTCTTAGCAACCACTAATAAGACAGCAACAGAAAGTGATGCTACAGTTACAGGTTCTGTTTCAGGAACAGTTGGCAATCATACATTGTCAACACCAGAGATTGCCTCTCATAGTCATACAATAGGTGCAGGTCAACCTCAAAATACTCCTCCAAAGCCAGCAACTGTTGCATATACTTGTGTTTATGCTCAGTGTACCAATATTAGTACTAATAGCGCTGGTGGAGGTGGTAATCACTCTCACCCGTTTAGTGGCACCTTATCAAGTGCAACTGTAGATGTATCAGCTACCGTTCCTGCAGCAAACGTTAAATACGCAAACGTAATTATCGCCGCAAAAGATTAATGCCAATATTCGACCCTGATGGGACGTGCCCTCTTCTTAAAAAAAAGTGTATAAAACATAGATGTCTTTGGTACAATATGCTTCAAGGCAAGCACCCACAAACAGGATTAGATGTTCAAGAGTGGGGATGTTCTATTGCTTGGCTTCCTTTACTTTTAGTAGAAAATTCATCAAAAATGACAGGAGTTCAGGCTGCCACAGAATCTTTTAGAAATGAGATGGTAAAGGGACAAAACGTAATGAATAACATTTTAGCTGCTAATCCAACAACTAGACAAGAAATGAAAAATATTGGTAGCATTTTTCAAAAAATAGGTGATCATCAAAGAGCTTTAGAAAACAAAGACCCTGATTCAGAGGACGAAACTGTTAGACAATTAAGTAATAATAAGGTAAAAGTTAAGAAGAAGCCTAAAAAGGCGACAACTAAAAAGGTGAAAAAAAATGGCAACAACAGTAAATAACACAACAGTTCAAAGCAGGATTACTATAATTTTTGATGCTGCCGGCCCTTTAGATGGAGATGGCCCTGCAAAAGGCACAGGTAACACTGAGTCAGATATATATTTAGATAACAATAAATATTTTAATATTCGATCTCATACAGAAATAGATTCTAACATACATGCTTTACAATGGGATGCGAACACCAACACAGGTCACATTGAATATACAGATAATAGAGATAATGACTCTATATCCTCTTTACCACAGTGGGCCACTAATGTTGTTATTAGAGTTGAAGCTCAAAATTCTTGGTTGTCTGCTTATAATTCAACATATAGTTCAACTTATGATGCTCATTCTGATGCGGGAGCAGAGGATGATTCAGCAGCAGTGACTGCTGCAACCACAGCTGCAGATACAGCCGCTAATACAGCTAGAACAGATTATTTAGCTGCACACAGTATTACTTACTAAGTAATTTGTGTATAAATAAATGAAAGAATATATTTTAGAAGTCAAAAAAATAATACCTCAAACTTTTTGTAAAAAAATTATTAGTTATTTTGATAATAATTATGAAGATGCTGGAACCACTGGTAGTGGTGTTAACAAAGATATTAGAAATTGTTTAACAAGATCCTTACTGCAAACAAATTCTTTTGGAGAGAAAATTTGTTTAAATTCAATTAAAGAAAAAATATTTCAGTGTGTGGATCATTATAAAAAAAATCATCCTATAGATATAAAAAAGATATCACAATTAGACCTACTAAGATATGACGCTAATGAACACAAAGCAGGATATACTTTCCATGAAGACTTTGGGCTAGATTGTAGTGAAAGACATTTATCTATTTCTATTTGTCTAAACAATGAGTATGAAGGAGGGGAATTTGTTTTTGACATATCAGGCGGACATTATACTGTACCACAAAATGTTGGAGATGCTGTAATTTTTCCCTCTAATTTTATGTTTCCTCATCAAGTCAACAAAGTTACAAAGGGCACAAGATATGCCTTAATAGGTTGGGTGCTATAATGCAACCAATTTTTATAAAAGAGTTTTTACCAAAACAAATTTTAGATCTTATTTATTCTTATACGATTATTAAATTTTCAGATCAGAAAAAATTTAAACATGATTTACAAACTAGCTCTATTGTAGGTGAGGTATCAGACTATTTAATGGAAACGTTATTAGCTACAAGCAATCCTGTAATAGAACAAAATCTTAATAAAAAATTGTTTCCTACTTATTCTTATTTTAGAATTTATGACAAAGGGTCTGATTTAAAAATACATAAAGATAGGCCATCCTGTGAATATACTGTTGCTCTTTGTTTAGGTGCTGATCCTGTTGATAAGCCCTATGAGATATTTATTGGTGAAGAAGATGAAGAATCGGACTACAAATATTATGATAAAGATGGAAAGTATAATAGATATAAAATTCAACATAAATTTTCTATGTTACCAAACAATGCCCTAATTTTTAAAGGTATAGAAAAAAAACATTGGAGAGAAACATGTCATCATGATCACTTTATGACAGTTTTTTTACATTATGTAGATCAAGAAGGTCCTTTCAAAGAATGGAAATTTGATAAAAGGGAGATGTTAGGGACTAAAGATAAATATCTCAAATGACTAAATCTCAGGATCTTTACATTCTACTGGGAGGTATTGGAAAAAATATTTGCTTTACAAGTTGTATCAATCATTTAGGTAAAATAAATATTATGAGCCCATGGTCAAAAGTTTTTAAAAATCACCCTAATGTAAATTTTTGTTATGATCTTGAGTTCAATCCTATTATAGATAATACAAATTTTTTAAATAAATTTAGTAATGTTATTTTAGTTGAGCCTTATGATCCTTATTTTCTTAAAAATAAAATTCATTTAATTAAAAATTTTAGAAGATTATGTGATGTAAATACAGAAGAAGATATTTATAATGAAATATATTTTACAGAACAAGAAGAAGATGAGATACAAAATATTGTTTCTACTCTAGAAGATTATGTATTAGTTCAATTTATAGGTAGTGATGAAGGCCAATGTGAAACAGATTTTGTGGGAACAAGAGGATTAATAAAAAAACAAGCACAAAAAATAGTTAATATTTTGAATTTTGATTTAAAACTTAATGTGTTAAATGTTTTTTCAACAGATGATTTATTATCTAATACAGCTAAGATAAAAAAAACAAAACTTGATTATATGAATTATGCACATCTTTTAAAATATGCTAAAGGTTTTATTGGAATTGACAGTAGCTTAAATCATATGTCTGCTAATAAATTTTGTGACACAAAAGGTGTGGT